AGGCAAGCAGTGAACACAGGCGGCGGCAGTACAGGATCATGTGGGGGCAGTAATATCAGCAGAAGGCTATAGATAAAGCAAGGGGCATCGTGTGCAAGCCGATGCCGAAGGAGTGGCACGACCGTCATACGGTCAACACGATGGAGGATGAGGAGAAGCGACGCTTCTATCTGAGTATCGTTGCCGATAAGAAGCCCTACTTCATGAGGCTGATCTATCCGGCGCTCATGAAGCAGTACAATGCATATATCAAGAATACGACGAAGAGCGCCCTGCGCGAGTTCGGCATGACAGTAGAAGAGCTGGCTGCGATCCCGGCCGAGGAGCGCACAGAGCGCCAGAGCGACTTCCTGCGGTATTACGAGAAGTCGATGCCGGTGGGGCTCGGCGACTGTGTGATGAATAAGATCTGCCGCCGCTTCGAGCAGGAGTTTGACGGATATCTCGGCAAACACAACGCGGAGACAAGCTTTGACGGCTCGATACTGAAGAGCGGGGCCGAGTACACATGGAGCCAGCAGTCAGCAATCCAGCGGCTCTATGAGAGCTACAACCAGCGGCTGAGGAATTATGCAGTCTTTGCAAACTACGAGCGCGTGGACGAATATGAGTCCTTTACGAAGCTCAACGATATGCGGGACGAGTTTGAGGGCGCGTGTGACGAAATATGCTCCAACAGAGTGACCCTGTGTGACATCGTGATCGACATCTGTTATCAGAAGAGCAACACAAAGCGATTTGCGTGGGAGATGTGCGGCAGTGAGATCATCGCCAATCTGTTGGACAAGAACGGCGGCGTGATCCACTTCCCGGTGCAGGACGACGAGGGCGCGATCGAGTTCGGAGGACGCCGCTTCTCGATGATGGAAAAAGTGATTGGAGGCAATGAATGAGCGTAGTCTTAAATGAATATGAGTGGGCTGAGAACATGATCAGCGAGCACAGCCTCGGCAAGAAGCCGCTGGAGACGCTGAGTCGTGTATCTCGGTACTACTATGAGAACCGATATAATAAGCGGGAGATCCGCAAGATGCTTGACACCTTCCTGACGCAGTGCGATCCGACGGCGAACCTGTCCGGATGGTCTGACGCGCTGGACAAGATCGCCAAGAACGCCGGCAAGACGCCGCTGGTGAAGCTGACCGGTGTGAGCATATCCAAGACCGAAATGCATAAGATCACCGAAGTTCGCAGCGTACAGGCCAGACGGCTCGCCTTCACCCTCCTGTGCCTTGCGAAATACTGGGACGCCACATCGAGCAACAACAACCACTGGGTCAACACGCCGGACAACGAGATCATGCAGATGGCGAACATCCGCACCTCCGTCAAGCGTCAGAGCGAGATGTTCGGGCAGCTGAAAGAAGCCGGGCTGATCAAGTTTGCCAAGAAGATCGACAACCTGAACGTGCAGGTGCTGTTTGTGGACAATGGCGAGGAAGAGATGTTCATCAGCGACTTCCGCAATATCGGGTATCAGTACATGAGGCACTACGGCGGTCCGTTCTTCGAATGCGTCAACTGCGGCATCACGATCCGCGGGAAGACGGAGGCGAAGGGCCGTCCGCAAAAGTACTGCCCCGCCTGCGCCGCCGAGATCAGAACACAGCAGAACGTAAACGCCGTAATGCGCCGAAGGAAGCTGTTTAAGAGCTGACAGGAATTGAAATTGTTGGAAATAAATAGACCTGAAATCCCTTGTGGCACAAGGGATTTCGGGTTTTTGATACAGTGTATGAATGTATGGAAAGTATACGCCCTTGGCCTTTTTGCCTGTAGACGTGGGCTTTCCATGCAAATTGAATCAAAAGGAATGAGAGAATGATCCAGGTTAACAAGGCCGAGAAGGCAGCCCTGCTGACAGAGTTCCCAGATATGAAGTTCGTGCGGACGATGAAGCATGACTCCAAACGCGGCCATTATTATTGCGTAGAGAGCAAGCAGGTGGTGAAGTTTCTCGAGCGTTACCACGCAGAGCGGCGCATCTATCGCGGCAGACGGGAGAGGGTGCGGCGATGAATGAGCTGACCCAGCGGCCGAATGAGACCAATTATGAGTATCATCGCAGGCTTGTATACGGCAAGCTGGTAGATAAGACGCTGGCCGACACAGACTACTCCGAGATCGCCGAGGCGCTTTACGGGCAGCCCTACAGCCCGGACGTAGCGCGCAGGATGCTGTACGGCAGCAATAAGACGCTGCAGGCGATCGACGGTGACCGCATGGCTGCGATCGACAATCAGTATACGCTGGACGAGATCGACACCAAGATGATCGAGCTGCGGAAGGAGCGCCAGAAGTTCTTTGACCAGAGGGCGGCCTTTAATAAAGTTGTTCGTGAGCGTGCCCGTCAGGAGGAGCTGAACGAGATCCTCGAGAAGGCCATCGTGCAGGGCAACCTGCCATCGCTGGAGTACCGGCGTACGGAGATCGAGCCGTCGGACAACGATCTGCTGGTGAGCCTGAACGATATTCACTACGGGGCCGACATCGACAACTATTGGAATACATACAATCCGACCGTATGCAGACAGATGATGCGCACATATCTTGACCGCATTATCTCTGTTGCGGAGAAGCATGGCAGTCAGAACTGCATCGTATGGCAGAACGGAGACAGCATCTCCGGCAACATCCATTATTCGATCGCCGTATCCAATAAGGAAAATGTGATCGAGCAGGTCAAGGGCGTCTCTGAACTGATTGCGGAGTTTCTGGCCGCACTGAGCGAGCACTTCGACAAGGTCATGTATGTCAGCGTCGCCGGAAACCACAGCCGTATCAGCATCGACAAGGATTTTGCCCTGACGGGTGAGCGACTGGACGATCTGGTGGAGTGGTACCTGGGGGCGAGGCTGCAGCATTTCGACAATGTGGTGATCGGTGCCGGCGAAAAGATCGATAATACGATGTATCTTCTCAACGTGCGCGGCAGGACATACTGTGGCGTACACGGCGACCTTGACCCGTCGGATTCCAAGATCCAGTCTCTGCAGTCCCTCGCACAGCGTCCGCTCTATGCCGTGCTGTGCGGGCATAAGCACCACTGCAAGATCGACGATATTCAGGGCGTCAGAACGATCATGGCCGGTAGCTTCCTCGGCATGGACGACTACTGTGTCCAGAAGCGCATCTACGGGCGTCCGGAGCAGATGATCTGCGTATGCACCGAGGACGGTATCGAGTGTGCCTATATGGTGCCGCTGAAATAATAACAGAAAGCGAGGTGGCGTGTATGCCACATGAAAACAACGGTCGTGCGGCGTTCTGTCTGCTCGCCAACGATACCGGGGTGACCTCCATTGCCCCGTAAAACGAAAATGAATAACATCACCTCTCCTGAGATCCTCTCGAAGCTGAACCGTTCCAACATGCAGCTGAAGGAGGATTTTTTGCATTATCTGGAGAGCACACAACGGAGCCCCGGCACGATTGCGGGGTACTCCAACGATCTCGACATCGTGTTCACTTGGAACTACAAGTACAACGGCGACGTCGACTTTATCAAGATCTCAAAGCGCAATTGGGTCGCCTTCCAGAACTGGCTGATCACGGAGAACGGAAACTCCCCTTCCCGCGTGCGGCGAATCAAGGCGGCCGTTTCCTCGCTGAGCAACTATATCGAGAATATTCTGAGCGACGATGAGGAAGAGTTCAGGAACTTCCGACCCAACATCAGGAAGATCGAGAATCCGGCGCTGCAGCCCGTTCGGGACAAGACCGTGTGGGACGATGCCGATCTGGAGGAGCTGCTGCGGCAGCTGTCAGAGGCTGGTGAGCATGAGAAGGCCTGTGTGCTGGCGCTGGCGATGTACAGCGGCAGGCGTAAGGCCGAGCTGTGCCGCTTCCGCGTGACGGACTTCGACGACGACAAGCTGGTTGTGGGCGGTGCGCTGTACAAGAGCGCACCCATCAAGACGAAGGGGCGTGGCGGCGGAAAGTTTATACCCTGTTATACCCTGGCCAAAAAGTTCAAGCCCTATCTGGACGCGTGGCTGAATCAGCGGGCCGAGCTTGGTATTGAGAGCGAGTGGCTCTTCCCGTCCAAAGAGGATCCGAAGGAACAGATCGGGATCAGCACCCTGAACAGCTGGGCGAACCAGTTCAGCCGGATGACGGGTCGCGATTTCTATTTCCACAGTCTGCGGCATGCGTTTACGACGGCGCTTGTGCGGGCAGGGATCCCGGACACCGTGATCGCTCAGATCGTTTCGTGGGAGAGCAACGATATGGTGAAAACGTACACCGATATTGATGTAGATGAGCAGATCGGAATGTACTTTCAAAACGGCGAGATAAGCGCCAAAAATAAGAAATCTCTTGCAGATTTATAAGAACAAAAGGAATTAAAGGAGCAAAAGGAAAATGAAACTGAACAAAACTGACTTTGTCAACGAGATGCATGACAGGCTGGGCTATACGAAGAAGGACGCTGCGGCGATCCTCGACGATGTGCTGCAGCTGATCCTGGATGAGATGAGCGAGGGCAACGAGGTGTCCTTCCGCGGCTTCGGCGACTTTGTGATCGCCGCGCAGGCGCCCCGACGTGTGCGCAACCTGCAGACCGGCGAGATGATCGACGTGCCAGAAAAGAGCGTGCCCAAGTTCCACCCCGGCAACCATATGAGATTCGCCGTGAACAAGTGGGAGGCATCCAGAACGGGCGGTGCTAAGTAAGCATGGCGCCTCCTGTCAAGCGAAAGAAGATAGATAAGAGCCCAGTCTCCGATCCCGTGAGCACTGCCAAGTTTTACTGCTGCAGGTGCGGCACGGCGTTCAGCAGGCAGAAGGGGTACTTCCCTGTTTCGCACAGCCCGATGTACAGAGGCAGCGGCTATCTGCCATGGTGCAGCGACTGCATCGAGGAGATGTACGAGAATTACAGAAAGAAGCTTGGCAGCGACCGCGAGGCCATCAAGCGGATGTGCATGAAAATGGATCTGTACTGGACCGACGCCATTTATGACATGGTGGAAAAGGGGTCCG